CTACTTCAAACGAAGACAGTAGATCTGAATTAGAAGTTAAAATTGTATCTAGAGTAGATACCGCCGGAACTGAAACATTTGTCGATTATGCAGAAGGTGATTCAGCAGCATCTATTGATTCAGCAGATAAAATTTATCTTTATGATGATAACGGAAGTCTAATCTCTCCCGAGAATGCTCTAACTGGTATTAGTACTGTTGGATTCTCGACTATTCTTTCTGAAGCAAACCAAACTTACTCTGGTGTAACTGGAACTGCAACTGACGGAACTGGAGCAACATTCAACGTCTTTAGAAATGCTGTTGGTGGAATTTCAACTGTCACTGTTGCAGGTGGTGGTCGCTACTACACTTCTGGTGAAACTATCACAATTTCTAACGTTTCTATTGGTGGTACTGCAGTAAGTGATAACCTAACTCTAACTGCTTCTTCAGTAGAAGAAACTATCACGACAAATACTACCGCTGATTGGTACAATGAGCAGACTCTGGGTCTGAGTGGAAGTAATGTTTTTTGGAAGTCACTTGCATCAAAACCAAGAACTACTACTTTCGCAAATGATAGAAGTGGTGTTAACGATGAGATTCATGTTGTAGTTGTTGATGCTAAAGGTGATGTCACTGGAATTCAGAATGAAATTCTAGAAACCCATATTGGACTTTCCAAGGCAACTGATGCTGTTTCTGCAATTAACGCACCCACTTCAATCTACTGGAAAGACTATATTGCAGATAATTCTGCATACATTTTCAGTGGTGCTAATCTATCTACTGGTGTAGATGGAATCAATGGAACTGAACCTCTTGCAATTCGCTTTGATACTACTCAGGCGAATGGATTTGTCCCAAGATCAATTGCACAAGGAATTTGGGATACAAATGCACAATCTTCCATCTATAGTTCCATTGGTAAAGTAACTTATACCTTAGTTGGTGGTCAAGATTATGAGGCAAGTGGTGGAATGACCGCAAGTTTAGGTGATCTTAATACTGGATATGATCTCTTCAATAACACTGAAGAGCATAAGATTGACTTCTTAATCATGGGTCCTGGACTTGCAACTCAACTTGAGTCTCAAGCAAAGGCAAACAAACTAATCTCTATTGCTAATGCAAGAAAGGATTGTGTTGCAGTTATTTCTCCACATAGAGGAAATGTTGTTGACGTAACCAACTCTGACACACAAGTTTCAAACATTACTAAGTTCTTTGCTCCACTATCTTCATCATCTTACGCTGTATTTGATAGTGGTTATAAGTATACATTTGATAGATTTAATAACAAGTTTGTATACGTTCCCTGTAACGCAGACGTTGCCGGTCTAATGGCAAGAACTGAAGTAACTGCTTTCCCCTGGTTCTCTCCAGCAGGTGAGCAGAGAGGCATTTTGAACAATGCTGTCAAACTTGCACTAAGTCCTACTAAGGATCAAAGAGACACTCTCTATGAGGCAAGAATTAATTCAATTGTAAATCAAAGTGGCGTAGGTGTTATGCTCTTCGGAGATAAGACTGCACTATCCTATGCATCTGCATTTGATAGAATCAACGTCCGTCGCCTCTTCCTAGTTGTTGAGGCATCACTCCGTGGAACTGCAAATTCAACTCTATTTGAGTTCAACGATGCAGTAACCAGAGCAAACTTCGTCAATGTAGTTGAACCTTACCTACGTGACGTTCAAGCGAAGCGTGGTCTATTTGACTTCAGAGTAATCTGTGATGAAACTAATAACACTCCAAGTGTAATTGATAATAACGAATTCCGTGCGGACATCTTCTTGAAGCCAGCGAGGTCTATTAACTATGTAACCCTAACATTTGTTGCTACTAGAACTGGAGTTGATTTCCAGGAAGTAGTCGGCAGAGTTTGATCATAATAAATTAACATAAACGGAGGATTCCAACAATGGCAACAATTCCAACTAGAGGCATTTCTGCTTTTAAATCTAAACTGGTTGGTGGCGGATCACGCCCCAACCTGTTCGAGGTCTCTGTAACTTTCCCTGCCGCTGTAGACATCGGTATTCAGGGAGACGGAACTGGGGAGTTTGATTCTGATAACTTCAGATTCCTCTGCAAGGCAGCAGCACTACCCCCCTCAAACGTTTCACCTATCGACATTCCTTTCAGAGGTAGAACTCTAAAGGTTGCTGGAGATAGAAGTTTCGAATCTTGGACTGTTACTATCATCAACGATGAAAGTTTCAATCACAGAAGAGCATTCGAAGCATGGATGCAAAATATTGCACAGTATGAGAACCATGCTGGTATGAATGATCCTAATGATTACATGGGACAAGCAACCGTGTATCAGTTGGGTAGAAGTGCATCCCAACAGCAAACTGCTTCTCAAGGTTCTGGTGGAACTGCAAATATCATTGCACAGTATAGATTCGTAGATATCTTCCCAACTAGTGTTGGTCAGATTGATCTTTCTTATGAAACAACCGATATCATTGAAGACTTCCCGGTCGAGTTCCAGATTCAGTACTACTATCCTGAAAAGCCCGGAACTAATGCTTGATAAATACTAAGAAGACCAAGCACAACTTAATTAATTATGGCCAAACTTTTTGGTTTTTCTATTGAAGACGAAGATCCCAAGTCTAAAGGTGCCGTCTCCCCCGTTCCTCAAAACAATGAGGACGGGGCTGACCACTATTTGACTAGTGGATTTTTTGGTTCTTATGTAGATATTGAAGGCGTCTACAAGACAGAAAACGATCTAATTAAAAGATATCGCGAGATGGCACTGCATCCAGAGGTGGATAGTGCTATTGAAGATGTTATTAATGAAGCAATTGTTTCAGACTCAAACGACTCTCCTGTCGAGATTGAACTATCAAACTTGAAAGCAAGTGATAGTTTAAAGAAAATGGTTAGAGATGAGTTCAAAAGAATTTTAGAACTACTTGATTTTGATAAAAAGTGTCACGAGATTTATAGAAATTGGTACGTTGATGGACGTGTCTATTATCACAAAGTAGTTGACGAAAAGAAAGCAGAAGAAGGTATTAAAGAGTTAAGATATATCGATCCAATGAAGATGCGATATGTCAGACAACAAATTAAAGATACAAAAGATGGTCTAATAACTAGAACTCCTGCAGGAACACAAAGTCCTGAAGATTTTAGATTTCCAGAGATCGAAGAATACTTTGTTTATAATAAGAAGCAAACCTATGGTGGTGGTGGGTATAATCCAGCAAATAGAAGTGCAGCACAGTCTTCAGGTGTAAGATTCACCAAAGATTCTATTGCATACTGTACCTCTGGTCTTGTAGATAGAAACAAAGGGACTGTTCTTTCATATCTACACAAAGCAATTAAATCACTCAATCAACTTAGAATGATTGAGGATTCACTCGTTATCTATAGAATGTCCCGCGCACCTGAACGTAGAATTTTCTACATTGATGTCGGCAATCTACCAAAAGTAAAGGCGGAGCAATACTTACGTGATGTAATGATGCGTTATCGCAATAAACTCACCTATGATGCAAGCACTGGTGAAGTTCGTGACGATAAAAAGTTCATGAGTATGCTGGAAGATTTCTGGTTGCCACGTAGAGAAGGTGGTCGTGGAACAGAAATTTCAACTCTTCCTGGTGGACAAAACCTTGGAGAGATTACTGATATTAATTATTTCCAATCTAAACTATATCGTTCATTGAACGTTCCAACTTCCAGAATGGAAGGTCAGAGTGGGTTTAGTCTCGGTCGTTCTTCTGAGATTCTTAGAGATGAACTTAAGTTCTCTAAGTTTGTTGGTCGTTTGAGAAAGAGATTCTCAAATTTATTCAACGATCTACTCAGAACACAACTAATTCTTAAAAATATTGTAACTCCTGAAGATTGGGAGACCATGAGTGAGCATATTCAATATGACTTCTTATATGATAATCACTTCTCCGAACTCAAGGATGCTGAACTGCTAACTGAAAGACTCAATATGGCAGCAACTGCAGAACCTTACATCGGTAAATATTATTCTCAGAACTATGTGAGAAATAAAATTTTACGTCAAACTGATCAAGAAATTATTGAGCAGGATAGACTGATTGCAAAAGAAATTGAGGCAGGGATAATTGCAGATCCCAATGCACCAATTGATCCTGAGACTGGTCAACCAATGACTCCAACTGCAGGAGATTCTATTGACGGTGATTCTGGATCTGTTCCAACTGAACCCGAAATGGATACTTCAGGTCTCGACGACGTTGAAGTTTAAATAATAAATAAAACATACAATTTGTAATTAAACAATGCCTGAACAATCACTTGATAAATTGATGGATATACTTGCAACAGATGGAACTGCATCTGATGTTAGTGATGAAATTAAAAATATTCTATTCACCAAAGGTGCAGAAAAAATTGATGCTATGAGACCTGAAGTCTCTACTTCCATGTTCTCCCAACAGCTGGAAACTGAAGAAGAATAAATAGTAATTAATGAGTTTTTACCTATCTAATGGACAGAACGTTATTGTTAGGTGCTGAAGCAGCACTACCAACTACAACTGGTACTGCAACTAGTTTCACTCAAGCAACTGCAGTACGTTTAGTTAATAATTCTTCTACTGCTTATGGAGTGGTGGTCGTTGAGACGCAGGGGGGAACTATAATTGGTTCCATGACTATGCCTGCAAATTCCGTAGAAATTTTAGAAAAAAATCATACACATTGCGTGTATGCAACTAACGCCGCAGTTCTTGGGGCACAAGTCGGATTTACTGGATGACCATGAAATTAATCAGAGAAGAAATAGAAAAGGTTGAGGTTCTTACCGAAGAAAGAAACGGTAAGAAGTCTTTGTATATCAAAGGACCTTTCCTCCAAGCGGAAGTAGTAAACCGCAATGGTCGCATGTATCCAATGGGTATCATGGAAAGGGAAGTCAAGAGATATGCAGAAGATTATGTAAAGAAAGGACGTGCCCTAGGAGAGCTGGGTCACCCCGATGGTCCAACTGTCAACTTGGATCGTGTTTCACATAAAATTACTGAACTGTATCGTTCTGGCAATAACTTTGTTGGTAAGGCACAAATTCTTTCCACTCCTATGGGTAAGATTGCTGAGTCACTACTCAAAGATGGAGTTACCCTTGGAGTTTCTTCCCGTGGTATTGGTTCACTAAAAGAGAATGATAGGGGATATAAAGAAGTCGGTGAAGACTTCATGCTTGCTACTGCTGCTGATATTGTAGCGGATCCATCTGCACCTGATGCCTTTGTACAAGGAATCATGGAAGGTAAGGAGTGGGTATGGGAAGGAAGTATTCTTCGTGAAAGAAAAGCACAACAAATTAAGAATCAAGTAGAAGAACTGTCTAGGCAGCGTACTCTTGATGAGCATAAACTTAATTTGTTCAATGACTTCTTGTCATCATTATAAAATTATTATTGTATAAATAAATATATAATTAACAAATGGTTAATCACGGAGAGTTTCAAATGTCTAGTGACAAAAATCTACAGGAAATGGAGGCAGGCACTAAGCAATCCAAAACTGCAGTAAATGCGGGTGCTAAACCTGCAGAACCTATGCAAACTTTGGATGGCACCTCCTACGAGGATCTCGGCGGCCCCACTCCTGACAACTATCGCCCTGACGACGGTTCTGCGGAACTGAAGGATGCAGGTGCAGGTCTAAAGCAAGTCAAGGACGTTGTTAACAAAGGCGCTAAGCCTGCGGAACCCATGAAGGGTATGAAGGAAGAAGAGGAAGTTGCTGAAGACGAAGAAGTAGTTGCAGAAGCAGAAGAGACCACCGAAGAGGTAGTTTCCGAAGAAGAAGCAGAAGTAACCGAAGAGACTGAAGAAGTCGAAGAAGTGGTTGCTGAAGAAGAAGTCGTAGAAGAAGAATCATTCGACATCGAAGAAGATGTTAATGCACTCCTTTCCGGCGAGGAACTCTCCGAAGAATTCCAAGAAAAAGCACGCACCATTTTCGAAGCAGCACTTCGTTCTAAAGTGTCCGAGATCAAGGAAGGTCTTAAGTCACAGTACGAAGCAAAGTTGGAACTGGCTGTTGCAGAAGAAGTAGAGGAAGCAACCTCTGCCCTAACTGAAAGAGTCGATTCCTATCTTGAGTATGTTTCTCAAGAATGGGTCGATGAGAACAAACTCGCTATCGAGTCTGGACTCAAGTCCGAAATGGTAACGTCCTTCATGACTGGCATGAAAGGACTTTTTGAAGAACATTATGTATCAATCCCTGAAGATAAATATGATGTGCTAGAGAGCATGGTAGAAAAATTAGATGACATGGAAACAAAACTCAACGAGCAGATTGAGAAGAATGTTTCCCTAAACAAGCGCCTCTCAGAGTCGGTTGCAGACGGAATCTTCGCAGAAGTTTCTGAGGGACTAGCAGTCTCCCAGAAAGAAAAGCTCGCCTCACTTTCCGAAAGTGTGGAGTTTGAAAGTGAAACCCAGTATCGTGAAAAAATGGAGATGATGAAGGAATCTTATTTCTCTTCAAAGTCCGTTTCTCCAGCAGCAACAACCGAAACTCTTTCTGAGGGAGAAGAAGTTGCTCATGAATCTCATAGTGGAACCATGGCAGCATACCTCAGAACACTTTCATCAGTTGCTAAAAACTGATTTTAATATTAAATCAAACGTCAACTTTTAATTCATAGGTAATAGCAATGTTTCAATCAGAAGCACTGCAGGAAAAGTGGGCACCTCTCCTCAATCATGAGGGTTGCGATGAAATCAAAGACAATCATCGTAGAGCTGTAACCGCAGTCCTGTTAGAAAACCAAGAAAAATTCCTTAGAGAGCAAAATGCTTTCTCTGGTGGACAGACATTCTTAACTGAAACCCCAACCAACAACGGCAATGGCGTTGGTGGTGGTGGTGGATTTGGTGGAGACGCAGCAGCAGGTGGTCCTGTTGCTGGTTTCGACCCCGTTCTGATCTCCTTGATCAGACGCTCCATGCCCAACCTGGTCGCTTATGACCTAGCAGGCGTACAACCAATGAGCGGTCCTACTGGACTAATCTTTGCAATGCGCTCCCGCTATCAGAACCAGAATGGTAGTGAAGCACTATTCGACGAAGCAGATACCGCATTCGCAGGTCAGGACGATGGTCTGAACCTTGAAGGTGGTTTCACCAACGGTGTCGCTGGTATGGGAACTACTTCCCAGAACGGTTCCAACCCTGGTCTACTCAACCCAACAGCTTCTGCATCCCAAACCGATTATAACGTCGGTCAGGGTATGAAGACTGGTGACTCTGAGAACCTCGGTAACGGAACTGGTAACCAGTTCAACGAGATGGCATTCTCTATCGAGAAAGTCCTCGTCGAAGCGAAGTCCAGAGCACTCAAAGCTGAGTACTCACTAGAACTAGCACAAGACCTCAAGGCGATCCACGGTCTGAACGCTGAAGCGGAACTAGCAAACATTCTCTCTACTGAGATTCTTGCTGAAATCAACCGCGAAGTCATCAGAACCATCTACAAGACCGCTGAACAGGGTGCTGCTGCAAACACCGCAACCGCTGGTGTATTCGACCTAGACATCGACAGCAACGGTCGTTGGTCTGTTGAGAAATTCAAGGGTCTACTCTTCCAAATCGAGCGCGATGCAAACGCAATCGCACAAAGAACTCGTAGAGGAAAGGGTAACGTAATCATGTGCTCCGCAGACGTAGCATCTGCACTAGCAATGGCTGGAGTACTAGACTACACCCCCGCACTCAACGCTAACCTCAACGTTGATGACGCTGGTAACACCTTTGCAGGTACCCTGCTTGGTAAGTTCCGCGTATATATCGATCCATATTCTGCAAACGTTGCTGCTCAGCAGTACTACGTTGTAGGTTATAAGGGTTCTTCCCCATATGACGCAGGTCTATTCTACTGCCCATATGTACCCCTCCAAATGGTCCGTGCAGTTGGTGAGGACACCTTCCAACCCAAGATCGGATTCAAGACCCGTTATGGTCTAGTTGCTAACCCCTTCGCAGAAGGAAATGTATCTAACCAGGGTCTCGGCGCTCTTACAACTAACGCAAACCGTTACTACAGAAGAGTCCAAGTCAAAAACCTTATGTGATCTTTTTTCACATATCTTCTACAGAGACCCGCAAGGGTCTCTTTTTTTATCTAAATAACTGAAAGAATAAAACCAATGTTGTCTCAGCAGATTACAAATAGGAACTTCTTAAGTCCTGTAGGGTTCAAATTTACCCTATCAAGATC